GTTGATAAATTTATAGGCGACGCATGTATGGCCATCTTTAACGCTCCTCTCGATTTAGATGAACATGAAAAACGTGCTGTCGCCTGCGCTAGAGATATGAGAACAGCAATTCGCATGTTACAAAAAGAATTACCTGAGCCAATAGCAATAGGTATAGGTGTAAATACAGGAGAAGCTATAATTGGCAATATGGGTAGCAATACTAGATTTGATTATTCGGCAATAGGAGATGCCGTTAATACAGCTGCAAGATTAGAGTCTGCTACAAAAGAAGCAGGTGTTGATTTATTAATTGGAGAGTCTACGCGCAAGCAAGTACCAGAAGCTACGTTTTGTAAAAAAATGTACGTTAAGGGTAAAAAAGACGCACTCAAAGTGTATACTATTTAAGATGAGCAAAGTGTTAATTGGAATTATAGTAGTAATGGGATTGGCAACTTATTTGTTATGGAATGAAAATTCTAAACTTTCTGCTCTTAATCAAGCTTTTGAGTTGAGGGATCAAGAACAAAAAGCTGCAATAGAGTCATTACAAAGTGACTTTGCCTTACAAACAGAAGGCTTATTAGAAATACAAGCACGTAACCAAGAAATACAACAAGAAATGTCAAGATACCTTGACATATTTAAACGTCACGATTTAACCAGGTTAGCAGCAGCTAAACCTGGACTAATACAACTTAGAATAAATAAAGGAACAAAAAATGTATTTGATAGCATTGAAGAAGACAGCCGTAATATCGACAGTCTTGATGATGGCCTGCAGTTGCAGTCTGATACCAAGTAAACAACAAGTAGAAGTTATATCCAAACCTATAGAAAGAACTATAGTTCAACCTATTATGCCTAGGGAGATTGATTTAAAAGATCCTTATTGGTATGTAGTATCAGATAAAAATATAGAAGAATTTTTAACTCAAATAGAAAAAGACCAAGGACAGGTAGTATTTGTTGCTATGTCAGTACCAGATTATGAGTTGATGGCCTATAACATGCAAGAATTAAAACGTTATATTAATGAGCTTAAAGAAGTTGTCGTCTATTATAGAAAAGTAACAGTTAGCAAAAACGATAATTAATCTGTTAAAATCAATGAACCATTAATATTCAAGGGAGGATAATATGGATTTTATAAGCAATATGGTGATGTGGGTAACAGCAATTGTAACTGCTAGTTCAATTATAGCTGCAGTCACTCCAACACCTAAAGACGATGCTTGGATTGGTAAACTATACAAATTTATAGATTTACTTGCGTTAAACATTCTTAAGGCTAAGGATAAATAATGTCTAATGCACCAGACGCGTTTGTATATAATGCGATTTTGGAACGAATAGTCGATGGTGATACCTTCGACTGTTCGCTTGATTTAGGCTTTGACGTCAAGCTTCATAAGCAAAGGGTTAGACTAGCTGGAATTGATACACCAGAGTCAAGAACAAGAGACTTGGCTGAAAAAAAATTAGGATTAGCAGCAAAGGAAAGGCTAAAAGAACTTTGTTGTGGTAAATTAAAAGTTAAATCACTAGGAAAAGGTAAATATGGCAGAATACTTGGCATCCCTTATACAGAAGATGGTAAAGATATTTGCCAAATCCTCATCGAAGAAGGACACGCAGTTGAATACCATGGTGGTAAAAAAGCAAAAGTTTGGGGAGATTATTAATATGAACATATCCCAAGAAGGATTATCTTTAATTAAAAAGTTTGAAGGTTGCGAGCTAGAGGCTTACAAGTGCGCAGCAGGAGTTTTAACAATAGGATATGGTTCAACCAAAGGCGTTAAAGAAGGCGACACCATTACTCAAGAAGAAGCAGATAACCTGCTTTTACATGAAATGGAAGAGTATGAAGGTTATGTAAAAGATGCAGTAACTGTTGATTTAAAACAAAATCAATTTGATGCCTTGGTAAGCTGGGTATTTAATTTAGGACCAGCTAACTTAAAAGCTTCTACTATGCTTAAAGTATTAAACAATAAAGAATATGATGATGTTCCAGCCCAAATAAAGCGCTGGAATAAAGCAGGTGGTAAGGTTTTACAAGGACTTATCAGAAGAAGAGAAGCAGAAGCCTTACTTTTTGAAGGCAAAGAATGGCATGAGGTGTAACTAATGCCACTTAGCAAGATTGTATTTAAACCAGGTATTAATAGAGAAGGAACTGAATACGATAATACAGGCGGTTGGTTTGACGTAAATCTTGTACGTTTTAGAAAAGGTAGACCAGAAAAGTTTGGCGGTTGGTCAAAAGATAGTTCTAATAGTTATTTAGGAACTGCTAGAGCTTTACATGCTTGGAACTCTTTGGGAGGTACCAAGTATTTAGGAGTAGGAACTACCTGGAAATATTATATTAGAGAAGGAGACAGTTACTCAGATGTTACCCCCATACGAAAGACTACAACTAATGGTGTTACTTTTTCTGCTACTAATGGCAGCTCTACTATAACAGCTACTGATAATGGTCATGGTTCAGTTATAAACGATTTTGTTACCTTTACAGGAGCCGTTTCTTTAGGTGGATTAATAACAGCAGAAGTATTAAATCAAGAATATCAAATAACCTCTGTTACTAGTAATACTTATACTTTTATAGCAAAAGATACCTCTGGAAACGAAGTTACAGCAAATAGCTCTGATAGTGGAAATGGAGGATCTGGAGTAGATGGGGTTTACCAAATTAATGTAGGTTTAGATGTTTATATTACTGGTACTGGTTGGAGTTCTGGTACTTGGGGTGAAGGAACTTTTGGCTCTACTACAGCTTTGTCTGCTACTAACCAGCTAAGACTTTGGACACATGATCACTTTGGCGAAAACCTTATAATAAACCCTAGGGCTGGTGGTATATATAGATGGGTAGAAAATAACGGCCTTACAACAAGAGCTGTAAATCTTTCTACTGTATCTGGAGCTAACCTAGTTCCAACAGTAGGTTTACAAGTTATTACATCTGAAAAAGATAGGCATTTAATTGTATTAGGTTCAGACTCAGTATCAGGAGGAGCAAGGACTGGGACTATAGACCCGATGCTTATATCCTTTAGCGATCAAGAAAATGAATTAGAGTTCCAACCTTTAATTACCAATACTGCTGGAGATTTAAGACTTTCTTCTGGTTCGTCTATTATTGGCGCTACAAAATCTAGACAAGAAATACTTATATGGACTGATACTGCTTTATACAGTATGCAGTTTGTTGGACCACCTTTTACATTTGCAGTTAACCTTATTAACGAGGGTACTGGACTTATAGGACCAAAGGCTGTTATTACTTCAGCTCAATCTATTTATTGGATGTCTTCAACAAACTTTTACGCATATACAGGTAGCGTACAAAAGATACCTTGTAGCGTTCATAATTACGTATATAGCGATATTAATTTAAGTCAATCATTTAAAATTCATGCGTTTACTATTACTGAAAAGTCTGAAGTTGGTTGGTTCTATTGTTCAGGAAGTGCAACAGAAATAAACAGGTATGTTATTTATAATTATGAAGATAACGTTTGGTATTACGGTCAATTAGAGAGACATGCTTGGCTTGATAGTGGTATTGAAAACTACCCTAGAGCTACTTATAACGGTTATTTATTTGAACAAGAAGATGGCTTTAACGATGATGGTAGTCCTATGACTAACGTATTTATAGAAAGCTCAGACTTTGAAGTGGGTGAGGGAGAGCAGTTTGCTTACATACAAAGAATGTTCCCAGATTTAAAATTCTTAGCTAATTCAGACTCAGGTAAAGTAAATCTTGTTTTAAAAACTAGAAACAACCCTGGAGAATCCTTGTCAACCAGTTCTACATCTTCTGTAGGCTCTTCAACTGGGCAAGTCAGTTTAAGAGCAAGAAGTCGTCAAGCTGTATTTAGGGTAGAGTCAGATGACGACTCAGATGGTAACGATAACGTAGGTTGGAGACTAGGAGCTACCAGATTAGATATTAAACCAGACGGCAGAAGATAGTGGCAAAGTTATTAGAAACTAGCCTTCCGCTTGCTCAGGGAGAGATGTCTCCTGAAATTTTTAATAGATTAGTTAGGATTCTTGAGTTAAACTTAGGACAGTTTGATCCAAATCGAACGCCGCAGTTCAACGAAACAGAAATTGCGCAATTAAACTTTTTAGAAGGTGATGTAATCTGGAATACTTCTCAAGGAGTGTTACAAGTTTATATAGGGAACAGTTGGACTCAGCTTCATACACCTAACTCACCCAATAATGGTTTTAAGGCTACAGCTTCTTTAGGTGCTGTTTCTGTTATAACAGAAGGTGATATAGCAGTAAATATAACAGTAGCTTAAAATTTAGGATATTTTTATATGTTTGCAAAACAAAAGATACAGGAAGACTCATACAAGCTAAAAAATTTATTGCTTGGATTTCCCTCTGATTGGTTTGTTAACAAAGATACTTTAAAAAAAGCAAAAGCATCTATACCCAATATAGTAGATTTCTATAAAAGCGAAGGTACAAACAATCCAGAAAAACTACCTTTACAAAGTGTCATACAAGAACCATTAAAGGATGTTTATACAGTTCCTTTGTTTTCTGACAAGTTTTGTAAAATATTATTAGATGAAATAGATAACATGCAAAAAGAATTTGCATTTGTCCCTAATCCAGAAGAAGACGAGCTAAGACAAATACCAGAGATAGTTCTTAGCGAAAAATGTCCAGATTTATATATTTCATTGATGCAGGTAGTTCAATCACTAATCAACCCAATACTTGTAACTATATGGAATCGCCACGTTACAGGCGGAAACATACAGATAGCTAACTACAACTTAAAAGATAAAAAGCAGGGAGCTTGGCATCACGACGCTAGTTCAGACGTTAGTATTGTAGTCCCTTTAAATACAGGAGATTACAAGGGTGGAGGAACAGAATTTTTAAATAGAGGAGTCGTAGAGCCACTACCTACAGGTAGCGGTCTGATATTCCCAAGTTATACACACATGCACAGAGGACTAGCAGTAGAGGAAGGAGATAGATATTTGTTGGTTTTTTGGTTAACATCTATAGATGAAGATATTAACAGCGAAGAAAATAAAGGGTAAAATTGTAATATGAATAGAATAGACAACAGCGGAACAGGATTAGCAAGGCTAGGACGCGACGAAGATCAATATATGGCTCACGTCGCTCAAGGCGAAATGGTTGTACCACCTGTTATATCTCCAGAAACAAGACAAAGAATAGAGCAAGAACTGCGAGCAGCAGGCCTATCTCCAGATGAATACAAGGTAGGAGAAGGTATGTCTATCAATCCAATTACAGGTATGCCTGAATTTGGTTGGTTAAAGAAAACATTTAAGTCAATTAAAAAAGTGGCTAAGAAAGTAGCTCCTGTTGTTGGGCCTTTAGCAAACTTTATTCCTGGCGTTGGGCCAATTATGTCAGCAGCTATAGGAGCTGGAACTACAAAATTAGCTGGTGGTAGCTGGAAAGATGCTTTAAAAGCAGGCGCCTTTAGTTACGGAGCAGGTAGGTTAGGTGGAGGTATTGGTGGTTTAAAAGGCAAGCCAACGGGAGATGGATTATTTTCTAGAATCAGAAGTGGTATAGGTAGTTATTTTAATCCAGCAGAAGGAGCAACAGGAATATTTGGAGGGAGTATTGGTCCAAGTATTAGAGGTGGTATTGGTGGTTTATTTAGTAACTTAACAGGCGGTGGTGAAGGAACAGAATATGAAATACAACCTGGAGATAACTTAACTAAAATAGCTCAAGAAAGTGGAGTTACTATAGAAGAGTTAATGAAGGCTAACGGAATTACTGACCCAAATATGATTCAAGCAGGAGCAAAATTAAAAATTCCTGGATCTAGTGGTGGGTTTAATATTGGAAGAAATATTCTTGGAAAGGGAAATACTCCTGATTTTATTAAAGGAATAGAAGATAGATTGAAGGGGCCAGATGGTGAATTTGGTGGTGGCGACGGATTATTTAGTGGAGGAGGTTCTGGTGGAGGTATAGGCAATTTAGGTATTGCAGGCATATCAGCCTTATTAGGCAAAATGGCATACGACTCTGCTAAAGATCGTATGGGTGGATTAGCCGCCACTCCAGCTGTAACAATGGATTCTCTTGGTAGATATTCTTTATCTAAAGCTTTAGGTACTGGTGGAACTAGAGAAGAGTTTGGCTTACCAGCCGCTCAGAAATCTTTAGTGTATGCCGCTAATGGCGGAGAGATGCGTCAATATTTTAATCAAGGTGGCGCAGCAATTAAAGAATTAGATATGCGTAATGGTGGCGAATCAGCAGGCCCTGGAACAGGTACTTCAGATGACATACCAGCAATGTTAAGTGATGGTGAGTTTGTAATGACTGCTAAAGCTACACGTGGCGCAGGTGCTTTTGGTATGAATAAAACAAAATCAGGTATAGAGCTTGTCAAAGGCGGTAAAGCCTCTAGAGAAAAAGGCGTAGAAAACATGCGCGAACTGATGAATATTTTTGAGGCAATATAATGGCAGAACCCCAATACTATAACAATACCAATCAAATGGTTCCTGTTGCTAGGTCATTTACAACAGACGAAAGAATAAGCGATCCTAATTTAAGAGAGTTTTATTTTGGTAGCCCAGACTATGAAGGAATACTAAGCGAAGGCAGAAAAGCTGCCAATAGAGCATACGGAACACCTTTTCAAGCTAAGGGCGTAGCAGGATTTTCACCCTTTGCTAATAGAGCGATGGAGTCTGCTTACTCTGGTATAGGTGGATACAAACCATATTTAGACTTTCAAGGAAATGCTTTATTAGAAGGTATGGGGACAATTGGACAACAAAAGGGCTTGTTAGGTGAATCCTTAGAAGCTTATAGAAGAGCTGGAGAAATGCAGCAACCTTATTTATCTCAAGCAGAGCAACAGTACGGATCTGGCTTTAGAGATTTACAATCAAGTTTTGGTAGACAAGGACCATCGGCTAGAGACTTTCAAAGAGCTTCTTTACAAGGCTTTGACCCACGTTCAACAGCTGCTTATTACAATCCGTTTGAGCAACAAGTAGTACAACAAACAATAGATGACGTATTTAAACAAGGCGAAAAAGCTGATATTGCTCAAAGAGCAAGAGACATAAGTACAGGCGGAGAGTCTGCTTTTGGTTCTAGGGCTAGGCTAAGTGCTGAAGAAAGAAGGTCTGCACTTGGTAGAGGTTTAGGAGAAGCCTTAGCTGGTATACGTTCTGGTGGATTTGATACAGCTCAGAAAAGGGCGATGGATGAATCAAGATTTGGTAGAGGTGCTTTGGAAAGAGCTGGAGCCTTTGAAGCTGGACTTGGTAGAGATATGTCAGGAGCAAGAAGAAATTTTGCTGGAGATATTATGGGTATAGGTGGTTTAAGAGGCGATATAGCCAGAACTACTGCAGGTGATATTAGAGGTGTTTCTGGAGAATTAGGAGGACTTGGTAGAGATTACGCTGCATACGGTAGAGATATGGGTAATCTAGGAGGCTTATATCAACAGTATGGTAGAGATGAAAGATCTGAATTAATGGGTCTTGATAGAGATGCTAGACAAATGAAACAAGCTGAAATAGATGCGATGTATCAAGCAGATCAACAAAACAGATTTGCTGGAACTAAAGCTGTAGATTATATGAGACAGTTTATGCCTAGCTATCAGCCTGGATTTAAAAATGTTAACACCCAGTATGGAGAGCCAAACGATCCTAGAAATGCTGGTATAGCTGCTATGTTAGGTACATATAGAAGCTTCTCTCAACCTTATGGACAAGGCGCTCCTGGAGCTACAGATGTAAGCGGATACCAACAACAAATAGCTGACTTACAAGCTCAATTAGCTGCGCAAGGACAAGGCGGTAATACTTCTGGCGGATATGGTGGAGGCGCTACAGCATAATGAATAGAAACATATTAAATAGAAGTATGTTTGCTACTGGAGATGAGGTATTTGTTCCAACTGGCGAAAACCCATATCCTACTGGATCTAGTGAAGACAAGTATGTAACTCGTGAGACTAATACATCTCTTGATGACAATACGTTAGCAGTATTAAGTCAAGATGTTATTAAAGAATTAGGAGAGTTAGGAATTGATGCAACAAATAAAACAACTAAACAACTTCAAGATGAAATAGATTCTTATATAGCTAGAGAAAAAGGAAGACTTCTTTTTGATCCTACAGATCCCTTAGATTATGCAAGTGCTGCATTAACAGCAACAGGAATTGGATCTGCTGCTGGTTTGGGTATAAAATCTGTTAAAACTGGATTCAAAGGAAAGCAAGCTGCTGAAAAAATAAGTAAATTACAAACTATAAAAAATTTATTAAATCCTGTAAGAGTAAACCCAGGAAAAGTAACTCCAGCAACTTTTGGAGTAAACGTTGGTAAACAAACCTATAGTCCCAAAGTTCTTCAATCGTCTACGTATGGACTCACAGGTCTTAATATTATTAATCCTGATGATGAAACAAATTTGAATAAAGCAGAAGGAATAAATGTAGAAAAAACTACTCAAGAAGAATTAAATAAGCTTCAGGCTCCAAAGGATAAAAAGGAATTAGAAAAGAAAAAAAGAAAAGCAGAAGCCGCAGAAAATGATAGAGAAATAAAACGTATTGAAGCATTAATAAAAGATAATGAAGACTTTGATAAATTAAGATCTCAAGCTTATCAAGACCAAAAGAAAAGAAGGACTGGAAGAAACTTAGATATTTTTCTTGAATCAATGTCTGCCTCAATGGCTGGTACAAATAATTTAGCAGATGGACTTGCTATTGGAGCTGCAAACGCAGCCAAAGCAGTTGGTGACGCAGATGAGGCAGAAGAACTTGCTAGATTAGAAGCAAATAAAAAAGCATTAGAGCTTGCTGAAGATTCAAATGTATCGGATCAAGATTTTCAAGATATAACTAAAAGATATCAAGAATCTGCAAAATTATTACAAAAGCAATCAACTTTAATGGCTATTGTAGATGAGCTTGACTCTGCTGCTGCTAGTGGATCTGTTACAGGTATTAATGGAATTATAGGAAGATTGATAGATGATATATCTGGTTTTACAGGAGTTGGTGGAGATGTTGTTGGAGCTGCTACAAGAGCAGTAAACCAAGGTAAATATTTAACAGCTCAATCAATTACAGAAATATTACAAGAAGGTGGAAAAACTGTATCAGATAGAGATAGAGATTTAATTAAAGATATTATGGCTAACTTTGAAAGCTGGTTTATGAGTAAAGGAGAGGCAAGAGATAATTTAGGAAGAGTTAGGCTTAATATGCAATCAGCTTTTGAATCAAGTCAAGCAGACTTAAAAGCACTTAAAAGCAGGTTTGGAACCCAAATACCTGAACTAAGTTATTATGACAAAGCTTATGGTGTAAAAAATGAGTCAAGTAACATGCAAAATCAAGATGATGCTGACTTACAATTAACTCAAGAAGACTTAATAGACTAATGGCTATAAAGGTAAGATTACCAAATGGAAGATACATTAGGGTTAATACTGATGATTTAGAATACGCAAAAGCTAGGGCCATAGATTATTATAAAAATGAAAATGGAAAAA